GGGTGTTGTGCGTAATGCTGAGCGAGTGACTGCCGAGGAGATCCGTATGCTTTCACAAGAGCTCGAGTCGGCCCTTGGGGGGTTGTATTCGTTGTTGTCAACTGAGATGCAGATGCCCTTTGTCAATAGGCTCATGGATGTCATGAAGCGCAAGAAGAAGCTACCTGCCCTCCCTAAGGACGTAGTGAGCCCAGTGATTATCACAGGGGTCGAGGCGCTAGGCCGAGGGAACGACCTACAGAAACTTGACTTGTTCCTTGCAGGCGCAGCGCAAGTGGTAGGCCCACAAGCTGTTGCTGAGTTTGTGAATGTTGGAGAATATTTCCAGAGGCGAGCAACCTCGTTAGGCATCAAGACCGCTGGACTCGTTAAGAGCCAGGAAGAGATGCAAGCTGAACAACAACAAGCCCAACAGATGGCTATGTTGCAGCAAGTAGCACCTCAAGGCATTAAGGCCCTTTCTGACCAATCTATTGAACAACAACGGCAACAAGGGGCACCTGAACCCGAATAATAAATAAATGGCCGAACTACAAACCAGCACGATGGTAAGCCCGTCAGTGCAAGAACAAGAAGCAACTGATAACACAGAAGCAATGGCCCAAGCTTGGGATGACAAGCAGGAGGCACTACAACAAGAACTCGGGGATGGCTTAGCGCCTGAGTCCGAGGAACAAGCACAGGACCGCCCTGAGTGGCTCCCTGAGAAGTTTTCAAGCCCAGAAGACATGGCGAAAGCCTATGGTGAACTAGAGTCGAAGCTTGGCAATCCCACTGAGGAACCAACCGAGACCGCTGAGCCGTCTGAGGCATTTCAATCAATTAACCAAGCCACTGAGGAGTTCATGGAATCAGGGACACTCAGTGACGAGACCTTCAAGTCACTGGAGGGCTCAGGGCTTCCTCGTGAGCTCGTTGAGTCGTATATAGCTGGACAACAAGCAATCGCTGAGAGTCAGACCAGTGCAGTATTTGATATTGCAGGTGGCCAAGAGAACTACGCAGCGATGGCTGAGTGGGCCAATGAGTCCCTTGATGATGCCTCGGTAGATGCGTTTAACGAGATTGTTGAGAAGGGAACCATCGACCAAGCTAAGGTAGCAGTCCAAGGGCTCTATGCTCAGTATCAATCGGCCAGTGGGGCAACCCCTACGCTCGTCCAAGGGAACACCTCGGGCAATGCAGTGGCTCCGTTTGGTTCGTCCAAGCAAGTCAGCATGGCTATGCGTGACCCTAGGTATAACAGTGACCCCGCGTATCGCAACGAGGTCCAACGACGCCTTGCAATCTCTGACGTCCTTTAGATTATGAACATTATTAACTACATCATCGACAACAAAGACACCCTCATTAGCACCCTTACGGCTATCGTTGCAGCAGCATCAGCTATCGCAGCGTTAACACCGACACCTGCCGATGATAGTTGGGCTGCTAAGCTCTACAAGGTCGTTGACTGGCTTGCTCTTAACGTAGGGAAAGCCAAAGACAAATGATCGGGTCGATCGTTAAGTTACTTATAGCCTTCCCGTCACTGGGGAGGCTTTTTCTTTCTATAAGAGATGAATACACTAAAGAGCTTGCTAATCGCAGGCACAATCGTCATCGCATCCTTATCAACAAGTGGGTGCACGACACTCAAGCCAAGCCGGATTCCCGAAATGATCCAGAGGCTTGATGCCCACGACTTTGACAAGGACGAGAAACAGACCATCTCTGCACTTCTTCACTACATTAACTACCTAGAGAATGAGTTGTAGTGCATGGTTCAGTGGCCCAGAAGTCCCCCAAGAGGACGCTGAGCCGATCTTAGCGATCTGCGTAGGGCATAGCCGTGCGGTAGACATGGGGGCTTCCTCGTGCGACAACACTACCACTGAGTGGGATTACAACCTACGGGTGGCTAAGGCAATGAAGGAGCACCTTGATGTTCCCAGTATGATTGTCTGTGAGTATCAAGGGAATAATTACTTTGATGCCATGGAGTGGCTAGGGACGTTCTTAAAGGCCAAGAAGGTCAAGGCGGCCATAGAGCTCCACTTTAACTCAGCAAGCGCGTCAGCACACGGCAGCGAGATGCTCTACTGGCACAGGTCCAGCAAGGGCAAGAAGATCGCTGAGTGTCTACAGGAGGTTGTTGTAAATGAATTTAAAACAAGGGACAGAGGCATTAAGCCACGGACAAAGCAAGAACGAGGCTCGAAGTTTCTCCGGGTTACTCCATGCCCCTCAGTGATCGCTGAGCCGTTCTTCGGGTCCAACATGGACGACTGGGATCAATTTAAACTTAATCACGATAGCTTAGGCGCTGCTTTGGCTAACGGATTCAACAACTACTATAATCATGAGACGTCAAGGAGTCAGCCTACGGAAGGAACACAAGTCTAAGAAAGGTGGCCTTACCGAGAAGGGACGGAAATACTACAACAACAAGACTGGGAGTAAACTTAAGAAACCCCAGCCTGGTGGTGGCCCTCGTAAGAAATCATTCTGTGCACGCATGAGTGGCGTTAAGGGCCCTATGAAAGACGCCAAGGGACGCCCTACGCGCAAAGCGTTAGCACTGCGACGCTGGAAATGTTAACTATATAAAATTATGCCTAAAGTTGGAAAAAAGAAATACCCCTATACGGCTGCTGGTAAAAAAGCAGCGAAGAAAGCAGCTAAACGCGCTGGTCTTGTGATCAAAAAGAAGAAGTGAAAGAACAAGTAACCTTCAGGTGAAGCATGGCTAAAATATGTCCTAAAGGAATCGCATGGGCTAAGCGCAAGTTCGATAAGTATCCGAGCGCCTACGCTAACATGGCGGCATCGAAATACTGCAAAGACCCGAACTACGGTAAGGGCAAGCGGTCTAAACTTAAAATCAAAAAGAAACGTGGGTGAACTAGCAAAGTGGCGCAAGCAGAACTGGGTCCGAATAGGCACTGACGGTAAAATCAAAGGACCATGCGGAACCTCAAAGAACAAGAAAAATCCAGACAGATGTCTTCCATCATCGAAAGCGAAAAGCCTAAGCCAGACACAGAGGGCCTCAACTGCACGCAAGAAGAAACGTGCTGGTGCGAAGGGCAAACAGTTTGTTGCCAACACTCCTGCTGCGCGTGTGAAGCTACGAATCAAGAAGTAGAGCTCGAAGACATCGTAAGGATTGTGTTTCTTGACCATGCACAAGACTTAGGGAAACCCCTAGTCTGCACCGTGTATGGCATCGTAGAGCATATAGATAAAACTTTCCTTAATGTAACGTGTTGGCACCCCACCTACAGTGAAGACGACACTGAGGAGGATAACCGAACGACTTACACAATCATACGTGGGTGCATTCAGCAACTCTGCGTATTAAATTAAACTTTCATTGCGTCCAATAAACCCAAGGACATCAAACAATAAACCTTCAGCCTGATGCGTCAGACAACTGATCGTTTCGTTGGTGACTAACGACTACGGACAAAATAAACAAAACAAACTATAACCAAAACTTATTATGGCACTAGATAGATTCCCATCCATTCCGGGTAAAGTGAATGGCACAGGAGCACGACTAGCGAACAACGCAACAAACTTTGCTGCGGAAAACGCTCTGTTCCTGAAAGTATTTAGCGGTGAGATTCTTACAGCGTTTGATGAATCAAATGTTGCTAAAGACCTCATCATGACTCGCACGATTTCCAGTGGAAAGAGCGCACAGTTCCCCGTAACAGGCAAGGCAGAAGCCAAGTATCACATTCCTGGTGAAGACTTGCTAAACACAACGGACGTATCAGGCAGGGACTACTTGTCTCAGATTGCTCACAACGAGAAGGTAATTAACATTGACGACATGCTCGTCGCTTCAACTCTTATTCCAAGAATTGATGAAGTTAAGAACCACTACGACCTCCGTAGCATCTACGGAAAAGAGCTCGGAAAGGCACTCGCTAAGCGTTTGGACATCCAGATCCTTAAGACAATGTTTGCTGCTGGTCTCACCACCACTGCTAACTACTCTGGTGGGCCTACAGGCACTGAGCTTCTTGGTGCAGACACTATGACTGCTGGAGGACTTGTTGAAGCACTCTTTGAGTGTGCTCGTTCACTTGACGAGAAAGAGGTCCCATCTGATGGCCGCTTTGCCATCTTGACTCCGTTCCAGTATTACAAGTTGCTCACTGCTGACAACGTAGCAATCAACAAGGACACCTCGAGTGGTTCTGCTGATGCTGCTAAAGGCACTATTATTGAAGTTGCAGGAATCCGTCTCTACAAGAGTCCACACATTGCTGGTGTTCAGGTTGCTGTAAGTGGCCAGAATGCTGACGACGCAAACGTTGCGAACTCTCCGTTTGCGGGGACTGCTGTGGCTAACGACGACGCGGGTTACAACGGTGACCTTACGGGGATTGCTACTGGCGGAAGCGCCGTTAACGACCTTGGCTTCGTTGCTGGACACTCGTCTGCTGTTGGGTGCGTTAAGCTCCTCGACCTTGCGACTGAGTCTGAGTATCTGATTGAACGTCAGTCTACTCTCTTTGTTGCTAAGTATGCAATGGGCCTCGGCGTTCTTCGCCCTGAGTCTGCTGTTGTGGTTAACACCACTTCATCTGCTGCTAGCTAATAGCACACACTAAATTCATGCCTCGTCCTCATTAAGTTGGGGACGGGGTATTTTTTCATTTTTAAAATTATGCCACTCACTACAAAACTCGAAGCCGTCAATACGATGCTGGGTAACATTGGGGAAAGCCCGGTGACTCAAATCACTGTTACTTCCACTCTGCCTATCTCTGCGGTCACCGCGATCACCGTGTTAGACGAAGTCAGTCGCGAGGTTCAATCAGAGGGATGGCACTTCAATACGGTCAACAAACAAACACTTACTCCCAACAGCAGCAATGAGATCGTTCTTGCTGATGACATTATGCACGTAGATACCCTGGATAACTCTAAGGACATTGTGCAACGCGGAGGCAAGCTATTTAACCGTGAAGACAACACATTCACTTTCACAGGAGACATTGACGTTCGGTTGATGTTCCTTTTAGATTTCACTGATCTCCACGAACAAGCACGGAGATACATTACACTCAAAGCCTCAAGGGTCTTCCAGGCACGCACTGTCGGGTCTCAGGAGCTTGAGCAACAGATCCTCCGGGATGAACTTAAAGCACGCTATAACCTCGAGGAGATGGACGGGCAGGGAGCCGACAGGACCATCTTTGATAACTACGACGTTGCGTCTTGCCTTGGTATTAACCGCAACTACGATCTACTCTAATAATGCCTTTAATTAATACATCATTACCAAACCTTATTCAGGGGGTTAGCCAGCAGCCCGATGCCACACGGTTCTCAGGACAATGCGACGATCAGGTTAACTTCATGAGTAGTGTTGTTGATGGATTAACAAAACGCAACGGCACTAGGTTTGTTAAGAAACTCTTTGGGACTGACGCAGCGATCTCAGCGGACAGCTTTATTCACTTTGTTAACCGAAGTGAAACTGAGCGATATGTTCTCATCCACGATGGCACTAAGTTCCACGCTTACAATGTTCTTAGCGGGGACGAGGCGACTATCAATGACGCCACAGGAGGCTACACGACTGCTGGGACTTATCTAGATGTATCAGCAAGCACCACCAACGCACGGGACACACTTAGGGCTACAACAGTGGCTGACGGGACGTTTCTCATCAACAGAAGCTCCACCGTTTCAGTAGATCAAACTACGCGTTCTTCTTCGTTAGATAAAGAAGCGCTGATCTTTGTGAAGCAAGGAGACTACGAGAAAGAATATTCGCTTGAGGTTAATTATAGCTCAAAGACACCTGCTACTGCACAGTTGACATTAACTTATACAAGAGTTGATAGATATTTCTATAAACTTAGCGCAACAAGTGCTGTCTCTGTAACTGGGGGTGGTGGTTCTGGGTATGTAAATCAAGATATTTATAAAGTCTTTTCGTATCCTACGACTAAGTCTATAGGTGGAACAGTATACAATATAGGCCTTGGATCGGGTGGAGACACAACTGTCAAAGTGACATCAGATGCAAATGGAACTATATCCGCTGCGTCTATTGAAGACATAGGTCGTATTATAAACTTCCAAAAACCAGGGGCTTTAGCTGTTACAGACGTAGGGGCGACTGTCTCTATTACAGTGACCTTAGAAGAGTCTCCGGGTTTAGGAGGAGTGACGCAATATGACAACACCGAGCATGTAACTATTTACTCGGAAAACTCTACTAAAAGTTACCACGCGGACACTACTAGAATTACTGAAGTTTTACAAAGAGGACATCACAATACTTTGGACCCTAACTATTCATCAGGAGGTCATATACCCAGCGGATTCGGAGGATTTGAAGACCGGTTCCCTGGGATAGGCGCAGGAACAAACGCCGAGTTTACATTGACCCGTGAGGGCAACTTGATTGTTCTTAAACGTAAGTTAGATTCTAGCAACAACGAGCAAAGTGACTTCACGATAAAAGCTAAGGACGGCCTTGGAGGCGGAGCACTCGGAGCCGTTTATAAAGAAGTAGGCGCAATCACTGACCTTCCTTTGTTCGCTAAGAACGGCTTCCGGGTCAAGGTGCGCGGGGATGGTGAACTTGCTGCTGACGACTACTACGTCGAGTTTAAGACAGACGATGAGAACCAAGAGATCGGGCCAGGCTCGTGGGTTGAGACCGTTGCTCCTGACATTCTTCTTAATTACAAGGAAACAAGCTTACCTTTGTTTATCACTAACACAGGTCTAAATGAATTTAAGTTGGAACACCTTAAGACTGCACCGCGCAGTGTAGGTGATGAGATAAGTAATCCGTTCGCGTCATTTTCTGACCAAACAATCCAGAACAGTGTGTTCTTTAAGAATCGCTTAGGGTTTGTCTGTGGTAGTAACGTAATACTTTCTGAAGCAGGCCTAGGCCGAGTAAACGACAAGGGGATCTTTGAGTATAACTTTGGCCGAACAACAGTCACAACTCTTCTCGACTCGGACCCGATTGACGTCATTGTTGAGTCTGACCGAGTCACTGACATTACGGCGGCTGCTGCATCCCAAGAGAACCTCATATTGTTCTCAACGAACGGACAATTTGTTCTCAAGGGCGAAGACCTCCTGACTCCTAAGACGGTCTCAGTGAAGCCCATTACGAACTTCGAGTATAACAATGAGACTGACCCTGTGTCGGTCGGTTCGTATATCTATTACCCATTTGACTTAGGGAACAACACAGGCATCCGAGAGTTCTCACTGAACAAGACCACTGACGTCTATGAGTCTACGGACATCACTGAGCAAGTCCCCAGGTATATCCCTAAGGACATCACATACTTCTCTGGATCACTCTCAGAGAATCTATTGGGAATCCTGTCAAAGGACGAAGACCAGACCCTTTATATGTATCGCTACTTCTTTAGTGAGAATAAGAAAGTATTGAGCTCATGGTTCAAGTGGGACTTTGGGGTAAACATTAAGGGCTTTGAGTTCATCGACTCGACCTTGTATATGATTGTGTCTGATACAGTAACAGACGAGACATACATTGTTAACTTACCTCTTAACTTTGACGGGGAAGACGAAGGACTGGCAACTTACACAGGGACAGGAAGTTCTTTTTCTAAGACAATTACAAATTCCCCAAATGATGATGTTACTCACTTAGACATGCGAGTCCCTGCTGTCATCTATAATGATCAAATAAGGTTTCCTACGTATACTTCAGGATCTACCCGCCCTCTTAGAAGTAACATTTTAAACTTTGATGTTTCGTCTGGTGGGAGCACAAGTAGCCAGATTACGCCTTACTATGCAACTTCTGATATTGTTGTGTATAGTGACAGAGGAATACACATTCCAGTAACTATAACCACTCTCGGAAATAACACACTTTTAACAGTAACAAACACTGGCGTATGGGATGACAATACATCAGTGTGGGTAGGCTTTAAGTTTAACAGCACCTACACGTTCTCTGAGCAGGTCTTCAAGGCACAATCAGGACAAGCACGCACACCTAACGCAGCGGCCAAGCAGTTCATCAAGAATCTATCGCTTTACCATACGCAAACCTCAGACTATAAGGTCAAGGTGACACCAGATAAACGAGCACAGTATACTAACGAGTTCCCTGAGTCGTTCACAGGCACCGGGAGCTCTTTACGCACTGAGCTCAAAGACGGATTCTTTAGGGCCCCTGTGTTTACCTCTAGTGAAAACGTAGAGATCAAACTAGAGAACGATGGGGCTAAGCCTAGTAACTTCCAGTCTGCTGAGTTTGAATCCTTCTTGCACACACGATCAAGTCGATATGGAGCCTAAGAAAGCCTATGGTGATTGTTCTATTGTTCCAGCAACAATGGCCCATGCGAATTACCTAAAGGATCGCTTAAGGTTCCACGACGCACTCGAGTGTGAGATTCTGGGACATAGCCCTAAGGAAGCGCTCAGCATTGCCCTCACGCTTGACTATAAGACATACACGGCACTCGGGCCGGACAAAGAGCCGTTCGCTATGTTCGGCTCAGGGAAGTCCGAGGATGGTGGTTATATCTGGATGCTTGGGACCCCAGACGTCACCAAGCACAAGAAGCATTTCGTCCGGGCATCTCGAGCGTGGGTGAGGTATCTTACAGAACCCTTTGGGATCACCTCTAACGTCGTCCTCAAAGACAACAAACAAGCCATACGCTGGCTGAAGTTCTGTGGCGCTAAGTTTCTACAAGAGGTAGAGATCTCGTCACATTCATTTTACGAATTTATCATTACAACAAACTAGACTAATATGTGTTTACCAGTATTCGCTCCTTTAGGGACAGCACTCCTCGGTGGGACAGTCACAGGGACGGCAGCAGCCGCTGCGGGGACCATGTCGATTCTTGGGCCACTTGCTCAGGGCATGCTTACAATTGGCGCTCAGAGTCAGCAGGCTTCGATGCAAGCCGAGGCTCAGAAACGCGCTACGATTGCCGAGAATGCTCGATACAGTCAGCAGGTATCTGCGATGCGTAAACAACAAGCCACGGAGTCGCTAAGGCTCGCTCAGGAGGTCTCAGCGGCCAACCGGGCAAGCATGGAGGCCATGGCACGTAAGGAAGTGGCAGCCGCTGAGGGAGGCATAAGCCTTGGGTCTGCAAGTTTCCTTGCGGAGATGAGAGACCTAGAGAGGCAGGTAGGTGAGCACAACTATGCAATCCAACAGAATCAATATTTGGCTGACCAGGCCTATGAGATGCGAGCCCGTGACCTTGGACTCCAAACACAACAGAACTACATCAACATCAACAAGCCTATCGCTACTCCTAACGTCCTTGGGACAATGCTAGGGGCAGCCACGACGAGCCTTGGGAATTTTTCAGATGCTAAGCGTCTACAGGCACGCCAACTTCCTTCAGCACCTACAACAACTACTAATTAATGACACGCAGAGATTTATTTACCAAGCCAGACCGTGAGCAGGTGCCATTCAACTTGAGCGCCCCTGCGATCACAGGAAAACCCTTTCAGGGAGGGCAGTATTCGGTAGCAGTGCAGGACCCCGTGCCTGCCTCACAGACGTCTCTGGGGAAACTAGCAGCAACGCTAGGGCAAATAAATCCAGCAATTAAAGCGTATGGGCAAGCCCAACAAGCCACAACAGACCTCCAAAAGACTATGTTCGGGCTCGACTTTGCTCAGATGACTGAGAAGGAAAAAGAGCTAGCAGCACAAAGACTTAAGAGCGAAGAGAAGTTCAACAGTAAGCTACGTGGTGAAGGCTACGAGCTTAACCCAGTGGCAGAGATATACGCTAAGGAACTCATAGGGGCAGACAAGGCCGATGAGTATATGGCTTTTATTGAGGAGAACAAAGCTCAGTATATCGAAGATCAGGTAGTTATTAAAGGACGTAAACCGAGCCCAATGCAGATCAATGAGTTTATTGAGGGCCTTACCACACAATTCAAGGAGGCTAACCAAGACACAATGTCTGACCCGCTGATGCTCGCTGGGTTTATGCGAAGCACAACAGACTACCGTAACCGGGCAAGCGTTCAGATCGCAAAGGAAGCTTCGGACAGTCATAAGAACGGAGTGCTTATCCCTCAGGCAGCTAAGGCGCTAAGTCGGGTTTCAAAGCTTTCAGATATGAAGATCCCTACTCTTGATGGTGTTGCCGCATCAATGACCGCGCAAGAACGGAATGCTAGGTATCAAGAAGCTTGGACAAAAACAGGACCCCTTACCGCTGCTGACCAAAAGCTAGTCTTACAAAGTTGGCTAAACTCAATGAAGCCAAGCCTAGCGCAGGTAAAACTTGAAGAGCTTGCTGAGTCGGGCATCAAGGTAGGCAATGAGCCCCTTAGGTCTTATGATCCTATTGGGGACAGTTACTACAACAACCTACAAGATGAGCTTGAAGACAAAGACATCGAAGAGCGTAAGGAACAACAATCTGAAGATACTTTGTTTAAGAATGAGAAAGCGAAGGAGTTTCAGAAGATGTTTGACTCTGAAGAGTATCGAGAGCTTTCTTATGCAGAGAAGCAAGAGTATCAAGAAAAGCTAGAAGATGAGATTGATAATATAACAGATGGGGACGAGCAGGCATTGACCTCGGAGGCTTTCAGGGTGGTTAGACAAAGGGAAGCAACAGAAAGAGACCGAGGGGTAGCCACAATAAGGAAGGTAGCAGGCAGGTCAGGCACAGACAGTCTTGTGTCTTTCCAGAATCAAGGTTTGCAAGAGCTCCAGAAAGAGGCAGATGAGTTTATTAAAAGTAATGGGATCAAAGAGGAAGACCCTGCTTACGGACTAATCAAAGGGTTTGTTGAACTTGAAAAAGGAGATTTAGTGACAGGTGGGTTTGATGTTGGCCCTCCTCAGA